TAGTGGCACCTAGTCTTGTTACTACTGTATTTACGGAACCAGTAGCTGATACTCCTGATAGTGTAATACTACTATCTGCTGTTAGGCTAACAGTGTTAACGGAACCTGTAGCAGATACTCCTGATAGTGTAATACTACCATCTGCTGTTGTAGTAACAGTGTTAACAGAACCTGTTGCTGATACGCTTGCAAGTTTTTCCGTCAAGTTAACTTGTACAGAATTAACTACACCAGTGGCACCTACGCCAGAAGCAATAGTCTCACTAACATCTACTTCAAATCCACCAACTACTACTGGAGCAATTGTTCCTGTAGAAGACACGCCTGTTAGTGTAATACTGCCATCTGCTGTTGTACTGACAGTGTTAACAACACCCGTAGCAGATACGCCGGTTATTGCTACTCTAATACCTGAAGTGACGTTAACAGTATTGACCGAACCAGTTGCAGAAACCCCTGTCAGTATGGTGCTATTACCTATACCAACAGTATTGACAGAGCCTGTAGCTGATACGCCTGTTAAAGTAGTAGTGGCATCCGCTGTTGTATTAACTGTGTTAACTACGCCTGTAGCAGAAACACCTGTTAACGTGGTGCTAGCATCTGCTGTTGTACTGACAGTGTTAACTGTGCCTGTAGCAGAAACACCTGTTAACGTGGTGCTAGCATCCGCTGTTGTACTGACAGTGTTAACTGTGCCTGTAGCAGATACTCCGGTCAGCGTAGTGCTGGCATCCGCTATTGTATTAACGGTGTTAACTGTTCCTGTAGCGGATACACCGGTTAACGTAGTGCTAGCATCTGCTATTGTATTAACTGTGTTAACTGTGCCTGTAGCGGATACACCTGCCAGTGCTTCACTAACATTTTCTGTGACAGAGCCTACAGACCCTGAGGCACCAACTCCAGTGTTTATAGTTACAAAGTATTCGCCATACCGTGCAGTGCCGTAGACACCAGTACCATAATTAGCTTGGTTTAGGGTAACGGACACGGGGGTTTACTTTCTAAGCTATGCGAATTACAGCATTAGATGCGTCAGCAGCAGGAAATTCAATTGTTAAGTCACCGGCAGTAGCAGAAACAGTTCCACCAAAGTCGATAACGGCAATTGCAGAGTTAGAGTTTGCTGTATTGTAGATAATACAACCATCAGTTGATATGGTTACGTTTGAAAATACTTCATCAGTAAAGTCAACGATGGCAGTAGTACCGCTAACTGAAATAGACGCACCGTCTAAGACTTGTCCACCGGCAGAGTAGCCTGTACCTGATGCTTCGTCTGAATTTCCTGTCACGTTTGAGTAGTTAGTTGTTGCCGCACCATAGGTTCCTGATGGGGACGCTTTGATGAGAGCAATTTTAAGTGAGTCTGTGTCTAAATCGTGTAAACCACCTAGAAGCTCAGACTTAAAGCTGGTACACATTGCAGTTGTGATTGCCATTGGGTTACTCCTTTAGGGCAGTTGTGAACCTAGCGGTTCGGATCGTAGTATTCTTCTACAGAAATAGTTGTTACTATAGTGTTGGCTGTTGCAGCCGTTATATACAGGATGTCACCAGCATGTAAATATAAAGGAACGTTATCGTTTAAAACAACTTCAAAATTACTTCCTGTAATCTGATGTCCTTCTAAGATACTATGTGTGGTAGCATCATCTGCATGATACCACTTGAAATCTATATTACGATTTGATGTATCTGTATTTGCAATTATTAACGCCTTAACGACAGCCGAATGATTGTTAGGGACCGTATAGATTGTAGTCTGACTTGTTGAAGTAAGATCTACAGATTCTGTAAAAAACTTACTTGCTGCGTTCGTTATTGGCATCAGACTTTCCTAACTTGTTCCAATTAAACACGTCGCGGTGCTTCTTCCAAAACCAATTGCCTATACGAGTAAAAGGCTTGCCAGCATTTAGCAAACCTAGTGCAAGGCAGTTAATAAAAGTCGATGTCGTCTTCAATCTCAAAGACTGCGTTGAGTTTTTGATTTGCGTCAACCCATTCTGCCAGAGCAGCGTCAAGCCGTCCAAGATCGGTTGTACAATGTTTAAAAGTGTATTCCGCATTCTTTTTTTGTGCCTCGTATCTGTGTCTCAGGGCGTCTATAGCAAGAGTTCGCATGGTATCTCCTCTAAAGCTATTATAGATAACTAGCAGGAGAAAGTCAAGTAATTACATCGAGGATGCGCTTGCTGATACCATAACGCCAACCAACAAGGCTATTGCAACAAATATAACTCCACCTACCACAAGAAACATCTTAACTGATTCCATAAACTCGTTATGTTCCTGTATGGCTTGCCGACGTGCTTTTAGGGCTGCTTCTTTTGCTTCTTGGATTCGTCTGGCTCGTTCATCAACGATACCCTTCCAAGTTCCCGGCCCAAACCGCATGTCAATCATCATAGATACCTCTTGCATCTTTTCTTGTGCAAGCTTGGCATCAATTGTCTCTTGGGCAACCGATTGAACTCCGAACTGGTCGGTTAGACCGCTGCCTGATTTCTTGCTTCGTTGCTTTTGTATTTCTTTTTCGCCACGAAACAAATCGTCAATTTGACCCGCAATCTGTCCGATATCTTGTACGGTAGAAATATTGGACTTGATAAAGTCTACACTTTGTTTTACCAAAGCAATCCCGGCAAGGGTTTCGGCAATCATGGTTGGTTCCTTACTTTGGTTGGGGTCGGCAAATTGCGGTTATATTTAGTCTTCTACCATCTCCTGTTGGAACAGACTGCTGTCGAGATAACTTTTCTGCGAAGTACAAGCATCTGTCCATGTCTACAAACTTTTGGGTGTTGTCTATAACATTTGCACCTAGATATACGTAAAGAACAAAAACTATCATGTAAACATAGTTTAAAACTCGCCTGTTCTCATAGCCTCTGAAAGCTTAACAGACCTAGATTTTACCTGCTTTGCCCATCTTGAATCCATCATTTCCATTCCGGCTATGTCAAACCGTTCTTCGTGAATAGCATTCCACATCTTCACGAACTTACATAGGCGAGGGACACCCATGTTAAACGCCATGTCCATCAGAATTAGTTGGCGAACCGAATCTAGGTTTTCTACGCAGGGGTGAACCCGACACAATTCGTTTTCTACGATTCGGATATCGTTGAGGGCAAGATACCGTGCGTCAGCTTCTGTTATACCATGTTCGTAAACAACCGCCATGTTAGGGATATCCATGTATTCTAGTTCTTCTTTGGTGATGCCTCTGTCTTTGAGGTTACGACCAATGCCGATGGTTTCAATACCCAAACTGTCTTCATAGACAGTCAAGACCATACCTTCGTGTTCGATAAGTTTATCTAGGAAATGTGAAGTATTGTATTTCATTTGTTTTTTCCAAAGTTTGCAACGAGAGTGTCTATACGTACTCTAGGTTTACTTCTGTCCATAAACTCTTCGTATACACTGGCAGTAACATGCTCTATAACCTTCTCTAAGGGCCACGTACTAACGTACGCTTTAACAGCAGACATGATTTCTGACTCTGTGTATGTTTTTACTTTAGGATAACCTTCAGTATTTTCCATCTTAAACATAGACATTTAAGTTTGCACTCCGTTAACTAAAACACATTCGTATTTAACTATATTCCAATGTCCGTCTTGTGGTAATTCTTCGTGAAGTATTTTAAATTCGATGCACTGCTGTTTTTCTTCAAACCACTGTATACTTTGTTCTGCACAGGTAGCTTGCATACATGCTGTAAGTAATAAAGACCATATCATCAGTAATCTGCTTTTCTACCGCGTGGTCTGACTATACCCCCGTTTGCAAAAGGAACGCGAAGCTGGAACTGACCAACCTTTTCTCCTTCGCTGCCAGAAATAGAACCTACAAAGTTACCACCTAACATTTTACCAGATAGCTGAACTGTGTAGCGGTTACTTGCTTTTGGTCCGCCTTTGAATTTAGACCTGTCAATAAATCCACTAACTTTTAAGTCGGGAGATACCTGATATCCCAGACCGCCTGATATAGTTTTCTGAATCATCTTGTTAAGATTGTCTGGAATACCAACCTTGTTACCGGGAAGGGATTCTCGTTCATTGGTTTCGCTATAGTTTCCGCCTAACGTAACAGTAGCTTTTCCTACCGGAAAGGAGCCTTCTGCTGTTGCATATTTTGATTTTGTTTCACGTTTGTACTTCGGAACATCCTTATAGGGTAAATCTTTCTTTACTGTGTTACTACCTATGCCAGCCCGAAACTTATCTAAACCTACTTTACCCCGTTCGTTCATTTCCGTGTCTCCGTGATCCGATGATTAGATGTTCCGGGATTCTTACCTTCGTGGTTCATCCACACCGCGAAGGCTCCGGTCATTGCGCCAGTTACAACAGATACTAAACCAGCCTGTGCTGCACTGGGTTCTGGTAAGGACATGAACCATTCGACTACACGCCAACTCATTAGCGTCATTACGAGCATCATAAATCTGGGAAGTATTTGCCATTCAAGTATCTTTTGTGCAGCCATTACTTTTTACCGAAGAACTTTGCTGCGCTACGTGTTCCGAAGCTGGCAGCTACAATTGTGCCCAAAGTATATTGATAATAAGACGGCATAGCTTCTAGGGCTGTGAAACCTTCCGTAACAATTTGTCTACCCCAATCACCACAAAAAGCTAAAATCAGGGGCACCGAAAACAAAATTGTTAACCACTCGTCTTTCCAGCTAGACGCAGAGGCATCTGCCATTTTCAAGTCCCAGTCGATTTCACCGGTAGCTTTCTTTTCCATGATGACAGCTTCAGCTTTTGCTTTGGCTACCTTCGCACCGGTTTCGGCTTTAGTCTTTTCGACCTTACCTTCTAGCCACGTTCCGGCTAGGTTTGAGATTGGTCCGATTAGGGCTGCTAACATTTCCATCTCTTTCGTGCTTGACGCAAACGACTGTTCGGGTCTTTTGCTGCTGCAGGAAACTTCTTCATCTGCCCAGCAGACCGCGCACAATAGGACTTGCGACGTTTAGCTGCAGCACTTCCCGGCTTTACCTTTCCGGTAACAGCAGTCTTCAGCTTACTGCCGGGATTTGCTTTACGATATGCTTTTACACCAGCCGCTGTCATACCTGCCCCAGACTTCGTAGGACGGAAGTTCTTTTTGTTACGGGCTGGCATGTTGTCAGGTTTTCTAGGCTTTCTTGGTGGCACTAGTTTTTTTCCTTTTCTTACCTGAAGCTGTAACAGACCATTTTACTTTGCTTGGTCCTGTCTTCTTAGCCGCTTCTTTCTTGGTTATACGACTAGCGACTTTGGCAGGTCTACAAGCTGGATAGGGACGTTTCTTTTTCTCTGAACCAGAACGACCGCACTTCTTGCCGGTCTTTACGTCTCGCCAGTCTTCCTTGAACCATTTAGTTAAGCCGCCTTTTGGTTTAGCCATTAGGCGTACGTCCCGCCACGCTTCTTGTATGTCTTGACCAACCAAGCATTTGCGTATGCGCTTGGGTAAACGTCAAACTTACGTTTAGCTTCGGCTTTTACTTTTGCATATAGAGCTTTGTTCTTAGGTGTAGGACTTTTTGACTTTTTAGCTGCCATAGTGTATTTATCCCCGGCAAAGGTTATTGCTTATAACATAAATTAAAATAGGTGTCAAGGGGGCAAGTTGCCCTGCCCCCCGACGGTAGATTATGAGAAGGTAACTGTCTGTGCAGTTTCTACACCGCCAGTACAATCAGCAAAAATTGCCCATACACGAACAACGGCGTTAATTGCGCCAGTTGCGACAGTTAGGTCAATTGTGTCTGCAGCAGAGTACATCTTAGGTGCAGTCGAGGCAAAGATAGGAGTTTCCTGACCAGCCGCTGCAGGAGTCGAAGCAGCAACAAAGCGGTCAGCATCCGTAGCGTCACCAAGAGCGAGAGTACCAGAGTTGCCAGCAGAGTCTGCTGTTACAACATTGATACCTGCAGCCAAGACGACTGTGTTCGCAGGAACACTGATTACTTCAAACACGTCAGCAGCAGCGTTAGTCGTTGAGCTAAAATCAACAACTTCTGCAACTACACGTACGTTTGGTCCGCTTGCTGGGAAGCCGGTAGTTCCGACACCAGTAATAGAGTAAGTAGCCATTATCTAGTTCTCCCTTTAAGCAACAGTATCTACAACACCGCGAACGAGTGCTTCTGGGCGAAGGACTTTACGTCCAAACACATGAAGACCACGAACGATGTCGGAGAAGGTTTCAGTTGACCGAACTACTTCGGTTTTTGCAATGTGAGATGCAGTTGCAACGGCTGAC